CCTATTATAAGCGGTCTAATTAAAGCTAGATATCTTTGACCGTATCTAGTAGTTGCATAATCTGATAAAAATGAACCCTCTTGTATCCATTTAGGAAGTTCATAACTCTCCGAAACCCCACCAACTGAACGGGATGAAACGGGATGAAAAGATACTGAATTTAAACCTTGTCCCGCCATTTGAAAATCAACAACTAAATAATGCGCTGTTAAATACAAATAACAGATTTTAAGAGTATCATCATCAGAAAAAAGATTAACATTAAAATTCGCCTTTGCTTCCAAAAACGCTTTTTCAATGTCTTCGTCTTTAACCGTTTCATCTGTTAATCCGTAAACAAAATCACGGGTAAAAAGTTCTTGGAAATCATCAATTGTAATATCGTCTAAACTTATCATAATTTTTTAATGAACCCCGGAAAACTTTTATTAAGCCAATCGTAGGTCTTTTTGTCCACTTCAGCAGTGCCGTGAAATTTTAAAGTTACACCTTTGATATCGATGTCCCCCGGTCTTAGAGATAGGATTTTAACCTTAGTTTCTGTTTTCTCTTGCGGGGTGTTCTCATCATCGCCGTCTAACCAACTTAAATCTTCGTTTTGGGGTACCGAAGTACCCCTTTTATTTTTTGCCATACTTTTTCAAACCTTCTTTTATGTTGCAGTATTAGTGAAATACATTAATTCTTTTGGCCTTAGTAATGCTAATGGTGCAAAACTTCCCCAAGCAACGTTTGCCCATTGAAAACCATTGATACTAGCCGTTGTTGACATTTGGTAATCAAGTGGAATATCAAATTTCAAACTAGTTGGATCGGAATTATATAGCAAATATATGTTGTTTGTTTCATCGAAATTCGCTTTATCACAATATGCTAATGGAAGAATTTTAAAATTAGGGTTCATGGTCATAACTCTAAAAGTTTCCTCTAAAATAGCCAAACGTGATTTAAGCGGATAGGTTGCATCTGGGAATTGTCCTAAGCCATTCCAATCAGTTTCCGGGATAACAAAATGGGTTGGGTACGCTGTATAATTGCAATTCGTACGATAAACACCAAGAATAGCACCAACAAAGCTATTTAATTCCGCTGCTGTCATCCCATTAAGTCTTTTTGTAATGGTGGTGGTGTTAGTGGTGGCACCTGCTTGGTTTAAAAGACCTTTTGAATCACCATAACCAAAAAATGCTTTCTTTTGAATACCAAGATCCCAGTTAGTTTTTCGTGAAACTTCTTTAGCTTCTATTAATGAAAAGAAGTTTCCAGCTAAAGCAGCTTGTTCAACTTGAAAAATTGTGTAACTGATACCTTTTGCCCATGGGTACACTATTTGAGAAACACTATCAAGAGTTGCATCAACTTCTTGAATTTTATTTTTATTTCCCGCATTTCCGATGATACCAGTATCAAAATCTTCACCGTCGGAAAAAGTACGCCAATTTAAGATATCCAAAGAATACCCTGATTTTCCGACCAAGACCGGCATATAATCCGCGATCGGAATCTTATAAAACTTTTGCTTAGATACTTGTGAAGCAATGGCGGTTAAAGTTGAAATAACTTGACGGTAGCCAGTGCTATTTTCCATTACTTTGCCATCTTTGACGAATGGTTGAATAGTCATTATATTTTACCCCTTATAGTTAGAAGTTTGTTTGAACTAAAACGCGTACTAAATCATCAGCAGCGTCGGCATTTTCCATAGCCATTGCAACAACTGTATTCGAAGCAGTTTTTGTTAAAACTTTACTTGTTGCATAATCATATTGTAAACTATCACCTGCTGTAATTGCAGCGGATGCAGTAGCCATGACTTCACAAAAGCCAAAAGCCACATCCATTTTATCACCAACTTCATAATATTCTTTCAATGCATTTTGTAAAACCACACCAACATATTTATCGGTTGCAGCACTTCCTTTTTGAACTTTTGTAACACCTGGATTTGTTGAAGAATACATCTTAACAAATTCACCCGGATAAATAGTTGTGGTATCTGTTGAATCATAAAACTCGCAGGTTTTAACATTTTCACCTGTCATCAACCGACCAACACTTGGAATAATTGCAAATTGGTTTTGATCTAAAGTCATTTTTATATCTCCCCTTTATTATTTATTTGATCCGTACCTTTCGGCACCAATGCTTTGACGTTGTTGCATAGTTGTAAACACTTCATTGTTAACCGTATGAGCGTTATCATGTGTATCTTTCATTTCATTAAATCTTTTTTTCTTTCTATCTAATGAGTTTTCTTTCTTTTCGTCGTCTTCGTTTTCTTCTTTCTTTTCGTCGTCTTCGTTTTCTTCTTTATTTTCGTCGTCTTGGTTTTCTTCTTTCTTTTCGTCGTCCTGGTTTTCTTCTTTCTTTTCGTCGTCCTGGTTTTCTTCTTTCTTTTCGTCGTCCTGGTTTTCTTCTTTCTTTTCGTCGTCTTCATTTTTCTTCATGGCGTTATATTTTTCGACGAGTTCGTTAACAGTCATTTTTTTACCATCATATTCAACCATTTCATCGCCATTTAAAGCTTTTGCTTCTTTTTTCTCGTCATCTTCGTTTTTCTTATTTTCCATTTTTTTCATGTCTTCTAAAATGTTGGCTAGTGGTATGTCTTCACCGTCAACATTAACCACATAGTTATCACTTTCATTAGTTTTGATTTCTTCTTTTTTCATTCGGAAAAGTTTAAATACCATCTTTTTATCTCCTATTTCCTGTGATTTTTTAGTATCAATTAATGAATTATAAAAAACTGGACCTTTTGCCATTTCATAGCGTGGGTCTTTAACAATAGCTAAGTGTTCATATTTACCTTCAAGTAACTCTTTATCGTATGGCATGGCATTATGTGTGCCGTTTGGCCCGTAATTTTCAGCGATCCATGCAGTTGAAATCCCCCAACCAGAATTGAGGTTATCAACTGCTTCTTGAGTATCGACGATAAAATTTATGTACCAAATATCATCGTCTGGGTTGTATTGCATATCTGCAACACGCCCATGTATCTCTAAATCTTTAAAAGTTTCAGGTGTTATTTTAACCCCTGGATGTTCGATTACAACAGGGATACCGTAAGCGGATTTTGCGAGGTTTTCTAACCCCCTTTGTTCAACTAAAATAGTTTCTTCGGGGTATTTAACTAACCCACGTCGCATTGCAGGCATTTTAATTGTTTTTCCGACTATTAATTTTTCTTGGTTCATTTTTTATTACCTTAAAATAGATAACGCTTTATCAAGATATTGTTTACTTTCCTGAAGATTTTGGGCGATGTTATAGGTAGCTGAAGGTGTACCCTCTGCTATCCTAATAGCCGTTTCTATTTTACTTTTTAACCTTTTAATTTCCTGTAATGCTTTTTTACCCTTCGCTGAATCACCATCATTTTCCTTCGTTTCCGCTTTTTTCTCCATTTTGGCCAAGCGGGTATAATAGTCGGGTGTCTCTTTCAAATGATCCATGGCTATTTCTTTTGCTTTTTCCGGGTCGTCGGTATGTTCCATTTCAATTTTGATTCCCATTTCAAGTTGTTCTTGATCGAAATCTTCCGGTTTATTTTCATCAGCTAAACCACCGGGAATTTCATCATTTTGTTTACTACCATAACAATTTTTACCGTTTTCCATTGCTTCTTCGGTTGTTACATGTTTCATGGTTTTAAATCCTTCATTTCTATTGAAATTAATTCACCTACTCGGTTTTTTTCTTGTTCTATGATCAATTTTTCAACAGTTTCAAAATCCTTCGCTTCAATTGAAAAATCATAAAATTGCAAACGTCCTAGAAAATTTTTTTTAACTCTAATATTGAAACTTTGCATTTTATTTAACATCATCTTAAAATTATAAACGTATATTTCCCGATCTTATCGCATCCACCGCATCTTGTGGAGATTTAAAAACAGCATTCGGAAATTTTTTAATGTAGTATTGTTGTTTACCACCAACTATAGCCATGTATATGGTTTCCCCTTTGTGGGTATCATAAGGTTTTGCACTTACTGGTATACCATTTCCCTTTAAATCCCCATATTCCCTATTTCCATTTTCCATAGATTCTTCGGTTGTTACATGTTTCATGGTTTTTAATTCTCCGAAATTTTTAAGAAAGAATAAAATAATTAAAGCATTATTTTTTAAATTTTGTCAATAACTGGCACTGCCTGACACCTACAATTAAAATCTTCCCCTGGATGAACCGGTAAACCTTTGTCATTTCTAACGGGGTTATCATTAAGGTTATGATCCCAATAAAATACTTTACCGTTAGCCTTCTTGTGTTCGGGCCTTGTTCGACTATCTCCCACCGCTTTCCATTTATATTTCATAACCCCCGCCGATGTGTATTGTATTTCTTTGACTTTCGTCACATAAAGAGAAGTTTCTTGCCTAGCAATAAATTTAGCTCTAGTCTTGGATATTCCAAACCTTTTAGTGAGTTTATCTCTTAAATCGGATCTTGAAACACCTTTAAAAACTTCTTTTGCAACAACGTCACGAAGTCTTTCGGTTTCATCTTGAGTAAAGTTTACAATGGATTTTGTAATTTGTTGATTATATTCTAATTTTAATCTGTCCCTACTCACTTTGTCTAGTTTTGGTTGTACTCCGAGTTGCTTGCCGATAGTTTCTTTGAACTTTTCCGACATTTTATCATTTAAAAGATCAGCTCTTTTTCCAAAATCCAAACCTTTGACGTATGTATTTAGTTTTTCAGGTATATTAGAAATTATATTAGATATCCTATTATAAATTCTAATATTCCCCCGCTCGATTTTTTCAAGTTGGTTGAAAATTTCTTTCGGAAGACTGACCCTTGAAATTAAATAACCTTTTTCTTTAATGCTCCATTTAGCACCATAACTTTTTAATTCTTTCGAAACCCTAGAACTAAATTTACCTTTAAAAACTCCACTACGATATGTAAGTTTTCCTTTTTTAATAGCTGCCATTAAGGGGGTGTCTTTAGCATTTTCAAGAGGTAGTTTTAGAGTATCTTCAATGTCTTTTAGAAAAATGTCATAAAATATGCCATATAAATCTTTTTGAAGGGGTAAACTCCAAGTATCTTTAGTTATAATAGGTTTAAATTCACGATATTTTTTCATAACACTTTATCTGTTTGTGGTACTTGGACATCTGAACCCACATCTTTTCCTTCAACATCGTGTAATTCTTCAAGTGAAAGTGCCTCATCTTCTTCAAGATCTAGTGGGAAAATCTTAGCTGCATTTATTTGTCTTACAGCAGCGTCCGAAGTCATTAAACCGTTTTGATGTGCTGAAGTTACCCGGTTTAAATGTTGGTTTTTAACTTCACTTTCTTCATTACTCGTCATAGTTCTAAGTGGTTTAAATTCATATCTTAAACTTTCTGGGACCATCCCAAAAACTTTTTGTGAACATATTTTAAGTATTTGAAGTAAACCTTGTCTATCTTTCGATCTAATTTCATTTTCAACCATTGAATAGTAGTTTTCTAAATCTTCTTCACCGGCATTGAAACCACTAGCTGAAATCCCAAAAAGCTTAGTTAATGGCATTCGGCAATCGCAAGCTAAACCTATCCTGATTTCCTTTAAAATCTCAGAAAGACCGGAATATGTTAATTGTTTTTGGTCGTAATCATCATCTTTATCCATAACTAAAGCATTTTTATAATTTTTAAGCATAGTAGCATAATTAATGCGATCGGTAGTTAATTGGGTACCATTCGGAGAAAGAAGTGCTGTGTTAAAACCCATGATTTTCCAGATA